TACATAAAGGAACATTTATGGCAAATAAAAAACAGAAACCACAAGCAAATTATGATTATAAAATTATATTATTGACTTGTAAATTTTGTAAATATAGTATTCTTCAATATTTAGGCCCAAGTAGAGAGAAGATTAAAGATGAACGTCATTTAATAAATACAATAATGAGTTTTGTTGAAAATGAAATAAACAATGTTTTATCAAGATTAAAAAATTCTAAGAAGGCAGAAGAAAAAACCATACATATAGAATTAGAAAATCAAATACATGAAGGAGCTGAATATAAAGCAAAAAGTAAAGATAAAAAGATCGATAAGGAATTGGAGGAATTATGGTAAATGGCTGTTGTTACAAAAACAAAGTCAAAAACTACTGTTGCTAAAAAAGAAGTAAGTCCTTATGAACAAGAATTAATTAATGCTGTAAAAAAAGTTAAAGAATTTAAATTATCTGCTGAAGCAAACGCCACATCTATATTTTACAAGAACCCAGAATTAATGTATTCATATGATAATTTGACTTTACAAGATTTCTCTAATAATGAATGGAAGATATATTTTGTTATTGCTCATGATATTATCAAGAAAGAAAAGAAACAATCATTAGATGAAATTACCGTAGGATTATATCTTGAAAAACATGATAAATTGAAAGTTAAATATGATGAATATGGTGGTTATGACACCATTGACAAAGCAAAAGAATATGTAAAAGAAGAAAATTTAGACGGGTACATTAACGAATTACATAAATGGAATGCAGTTCTTAAATTAATGAAAGCAAAATTCCCTGTTCATGATAAATTAAGTCAATTCGCAGATATGAATACAGAAGAAATATATGCTTATTATGAAACTAATCTTAATCATATATTCGTAAATGTCGAAGGTGATGTTAAAAGTTACAATGCTTGCTCTGGCGTAAATGAGTTAATTGATAAATTAAATGAAGGAATCAATATAGGACTACCACTTGATAATTGCACTATATTAAATAAAGAAATATCAGGATTAAATTTAGGAAATATAGTTGGATTGGGAGGACTATCGGGAGCCGGAAAATCAACTACAGCAATCAATTGGTTATTTCCCTCAGTATTAAAACACGATGAAAAAGTAGTATTCATTATAAACGAAGAAGATCAAACCAAAATACAAAAAGAAATGATTATATGGGTAGCTAATAATGTTTATAAAGAAAACTTACATAAATATATATTAAGGGATGGGAATTTTGATGAAAAAACAATGGAATTATTAAGAAAATGTGCAAAATGGATTGAAGATAAGAAGGAAAATAAAAATATTACAATTATACCTCTAGAAAAATATACTACAGATATTGCCATTAAAATTATAAAGAAATATTCAGCTTTGGGAAATGTAAAATACTTTTGCATTGATACGCTTAAAGAAAATGCTGATAGTAATTCTGATAAAACATGGTTGGAAATGCAAAGGGATATGGTAAAAATTTACGATGTGATTAAACCAACTGCTAAAAATGTTAGTCTACTTGTTACATATCAATTAGGTAAAACTGCTACTAAACTAAGATATTACACAAACAATGAAATTGGTATGGCTAAATCGATTGTGGATGTAATGTCAGTTAATATTATGATTAGACAACCTTTTGAAGATGAATATGAAAATGAAAAACATGAAATAAAACCATACAAACTAGAAGGGAAGAGAAATCTCACCAAGATTCCTTTTAAGTTAAAAAAAGATAAGCGATATCTTATAATATTTATTACAAAAAATAGATTCGGGCAAACTAATCAATTTCAAATCATTGCAGAGTATGATTTATCTTTAAATATGTATAAGGAACTTGGAATTTGTAATATTTCGCAAGATTGGTAGGAGGGAATAATTTGTTGATAAAAAAGTATAGCATTAATAAAGAAATAGAAAATCAAAACGATAGGAATAAATATATCGGAAAAATTTTTATAAGCAAAATATTTGGAGAATATAAAGTTTTAGGTGTATATGATACAAACGGATCTAAAACAGGTAATAAACGATACGTAGTTGAATTTAAAAATACTGGTTTTCAAACCATCTCTACTGGTATTCAAATTATAAACAAAAACATAAAAGACTCATTAAAACCAATTATTTATAATAAAGGATACTATGGATATGTAAAAAATGTTAAACACAATCCATATATAAATAAATGGGTATCTATGTTGCAAAGATGTTATGATGAGAAATTTCATATTAAAGAAGAAACATATAAAGATTGTATTGTAAATGAAAAATGGTTGTGTTTTGAATATTTTCTTCAAGACATACCTAAAATATTAGGTTATCAAGATATGATAGATCATCAAAATATTAAATTCGAACTCGATAAAGATGTCTTAACTGATGCAAAAATATATAATCTAGAAAATTGTGTGTTCGTACCTGGAAAAATAAATAACTTCTTTACTAATATTCAGAAACATAATACTAGTGGTTATCCCGGAGTGTCTTATGATAAAACAAAAGAAAAATATGCTTGTTATATTTCAAATAATAGCAATCAGGAGCATTTAGGATATTTCAATGATCCTTTAGATGCGTTCATGGAATATTTTAAGCATAAAAAATTAATATTGGAAAAGTATTTAGAAGAATATAATTTTCTTCATATAAAAATTAAAAATGGCTGTAGAGATAAATTAAGGAGACAATATGAAAGTATATTGAATTATAATTTAAAAAGTGATATTAAATAAAATAAATAGAGAGTGATGTGAAAATAATTGAATGACCTCTATTGAATTAAAAACTTATATCTTAGACAATGATAAACTACAAGAAATACTAAAATCTCTAGACTGTCATGGTATTAAGGAATATACAAAAGAATTAAGATGTGGATTACCTAATCATACATCGAATAATAATATTGCTATAAATAAAGAAACGTTATCTACTAAAATATTTCAATCAGATAGCGAAATAATTAGAGGTGATCTGCTAACTTTAGTTATGACAATAAAAAATATATCATTTCCCAAAGCAAATAAATATTTACATAAATTGTTTGGTTTAGAGTACAAATTTAAAACTAATAAACAAGATAAACCTGATAAGAAAGATCCATTAAATGTATTCAAAAAGGTTAAAAGAAAAAGATGCATTGTAAACATTGACGACATTGAGTTGTATGACGAAGGTATCATTAAGGAGTATATATCCCTGCCCCATATAAATTGGATAAAGGAAGACGGCATTCTGCCATTTACCTGTGAATTATTTAAAATAGGGTATAGTGCAGAAAAGAAGAGAATAGTTATTCCTTGGCGACATTGGTGTGGAGATGAAAATGATTTTGTAGGTGTAATCGGAAGAACTACGATTCCTGAGTATAAAATGCTCGATATTCCTAAATATTTTCCTTTAAAAAAGTTTCCTAAATCAATGCATTTGTATGGATTGCAAGAAAACTATAAGACTATTCAAGAAGAAAATAGAGTTGTTGCGTTTGAATCGGAGAAGTCAACCTTAAAAAGACATAGTAGAAAAGATGGAACAGGTGTATCAATAGGGTCACATGATATATCAGATGAGCAAGTAAAAATACTTATTTCATTAAACACAGAAGTTGTAATTTGCATGGATAAAGATGTTTCTTTGCAACATATTAGAAGCATGTGTAGTAAATTCTATGGAATACGTACCGTAAGTTATGTGTTCGATAAATATGGATTACTAGAAGATAAAGAAAGTCCGGCAGATAAACCAGATAAGGTTTATAAATACTTACTAAAATATAGAGTTACATACGATGAAACAGAACATAAGAAATATATTAAAGAGAGGGATAAAAGACTTGAGAAAACAATTTGAAGAAGTTCAATTAATAGCTAACAAATTAGATTGTAATGAAATATACTCATGGTCAAAATACAATCAATACAAAGGAGACACTTATACTTTCTTCTTAAAATACATTCTTAAAATACCAGAGGATAGACATGATTCTATTTATGGAGTATTTGGAAATGCAGTCCATGATATATTAGAGAAATATTATAGTAATGAAATATCCTATTCCGATATGTTGGAAAAATTTGAAGAGAAACTATTTGAATTTACTATTGGTGGTTTAAAGTATGACAGAAGCGATGAAGATAAGAATAAAAAAATAGGAAATAAATATGAATCGTGTTTAAGACATTTCTTTAAAAATCATCAAAAAATACCTCATAAATTAAAACTTGAAGTATTTGTTCCAATAAAAATAAATAATATACTAATTCAAGCTTATATAGATGCTATACATATGGAAAAAATAAATGATAAAGATGTATTGTTTGTTACAGATTGGAAAACATCAAGCATATATAAAGGTAAAAAAATAGATAAGGAAAAAGGTCAATTACTCCTTTATTCATATGGAATCAGTCAAAAACTAAACATATCAATGGATCAGATTATAGCTAGATGGGCGTTTCTAAAATATGTTGAAGTCGAATGTATGCAAGCTAATGAAAAAGTTAAAAGTCGTATTATTGAAAGAAATTCCATTGGTAGTAGTTTATCATCAAGTGTTAAAATGTGGTTAAAGAAGTCAGATATTAAATTTACAGAAGAACAAATTGAGGATTATATTAATAAAATATCTATTGATAATTCTATAGATTGTTTGCCAGATGATGTTAAGAGTAAGTTTGTAGTAAAAGATTGCTATGTTGAAATATCTTTAGACGATGAATCTATTCACGAATTATTAGATGATATTATTAAAACAGTAGAGGAAATTAAAATAAAGCATAGTGATTATAAGAATACATTAGATAATAAAATATGGTGGCAAGATGTTACAGATACGGAAAGTTATTTTTTAGCGAATTTGAATGGATATTCATCAGTTATTCATAAACCTTATAGAGAATATCTTGAAAAGTTAGATATGTTTAAAAATAAAGATACAGGTAATAAGATTGAAGAAGAAGATTTGGCGTGGTTAACTGAATTGTTGGATTAGGAGGATAATATGAATAATATATTCTATGATTTTGAAGTTTTTATCAAAGACTGGATGATAATATGCATCAATCAAACTACAAAAGAGAAAACCCAAATTGTAAATAATCCTGATGAGTTACGTGAGTTTTATGAACAACACAAAGAAGATATTTGGATTGGATATAATAGCAGAAATTACGATCAATACATACTCAAGGGAATTCTGTTAGGTATGAATCCTTATACTATTAATAATGAAATTATTATCAATGATAAGAAAGGGAATCAGGTAGTAAAAAAATCAAACAATTTTCCATTGAATAATTTTGATATTTCTACTGGTTTCCATAGCTTGAAGCAATTAGAAGGATTTATGGGTTCTAAAATTAAAGAATCATCTGTACCATTTACTATAAATAGAAAATTAACAGAAGACGAGTTAAAAGAGGTATTAGAATATTGTACACATGATGTTGAACAAACAATTGAGGTATTTAATCATAGAAAAGAAGAATTCGATAGTCAATTATCTTTAATTCAAGCATTTAATATGCCAATGACTATGTTTACAAAAACAAAAGCTCAACTTTCAGCTATTATTTTAGATGCACAAAAAACTGAAAGAAACGATGAATTTGAATTAACTATACCTGATACACTAGTTATATCTGATAAATATAAGAATATTGTAGATTGGTATAAAATCAAAGAAAATATGAATTATAAAAAGAGTTTAATCACAGATGTCGCAGGGGTTCAACATGTATTTGCATGGGGAGGAATCCACGGTGCAATACCCAATTATTCATATGAAGGAATCATACTTTGTTGTGACGTAGCAAGTCTTTATCCAGCACTAATGATAGAATACGGTTTTGTAAGTAGAAATGTAAGTGATTCTAGTAAGTATAAAGAAATAAGGGACACTCGTTTAAAATTAAAAGCAGCAAAAAACCCTATGCAATTACCTTATAAAATCGTATTGAATGCAACCTATGGAGCAATGAAGGACGAATATAATAATTTGTATGATCCGTTAATGGCTAATAACGTATGTATTGCTGGACAATTATTATTACTAGACTTAATAGATAAAATTGAGCCGTTTTGTGAACTAATACAATCAAATACAGATGGTTTATTTCTTAAAATTAATAATATTGAAGATATTGAAAAGATAAAAGCTGTAGCAAAAGAATGGGAAATCAGAACAAGATTAGATTTAGAATGGGAAATATTTGATAAAATTTATCAAAAGGATGTTAACAATTACATTATCATTGATGCAAAAGGAAAGTATAAATCTAAAGGAGCATATGTAAAAAAATTAAATGCAATTGATTATGATTTACCAATTATTAATGATGCACTAATAAATTATTTTGTACATGGTAAACAAATTGAGGATACTATTAATGAATGTAATGATCTTATAAAATATCAGAAGATTGTTAAAGTATCAAGATTGTATCAACATGCATTACACGGAGATGTAAAGATAAATGAAAGAGTATTAAGAGTTTTTGCTAGTATGGATGAAACCTCCCTAGGAATATTTAAAGTAAAAGGAGAAGATAAAATTGAGAAAATAGGTAATACTCCAGAACATTGTTTTATTTACAATGAAGAAGTTTTACATAAAAGTATTCCGAAAGAATTAAACAAGCAATACTATTTAGATATGGCAAATAAAAGATTGCATGATTTCTTAGATCCAAAAGTTAAGAAACATAAATTACCTAGTGATATTAAATTTATAACGAATGAGATTAGAGATTCTATTTGTGATATTATTGAAGAAAATACAGATACTAATTTTATTGATTTATTAAATATTATCTTCGAAAATGTAAAAGTTAGTGCTAGACAAATAAATATTCTTATTATATTGAACTATTTTATTAATTATGGAAAGAATAAAAAACTTATGCAAATTCTTGATCTATATAATAAACATGGCAAACGTAAACAATTAAAAATAAAGGATCTTGAAAAACTAGAAATAAAGGAGAATATATTAATCAAATATTCTCAAGATAAAACTGAAAATCAGTACAGAAAATTAGATATGATTGGTTATATAAAAGAAATGTCTGCTACCTTTGAAGATAAGCAATTATCTATTAAGGAACAAATTAAAAATGAATTGGAATATGCTGATACGATTTTCACCATTTATGAACAAGCTGGAGACAATTTCTATATTGTTATTGATTTGAAAAATACTGATAAATTTAAACCGCATATCATTTTGAGACAAATTAATTCAGGGGAGGAAATAAAGACAAAGATTAAAGAAGTAAATGTATTTATGAATAATCCTTTTAAATTGTTCTCTGTTTTAAAAATTAATGAATTTAACCATCAAAAGAAAAGTATAATGATTGATGGTAAATGGGGAAAATCAAGTGAAACTGAAAAAATATTATTTGACTATGAGGTGTATTAATTGGTAACTAAAAATAAAATAACCTATGAATTCAAGGGAGTCGTAGTCGCAAACCCTTATAATACAGATGATTATAAAATATATGCTCTAGAAGTTGATGATATTAAATATCCGCATATAGCGAAAAATTCGTATGGAAATGTCAGCATTCTAGGAAATTTACCAGACCTTGAAACGGGCATAGAGTATAGTATAAAATCAGAAGAAAAAGAAGGTAAGAATGGAATATCGTATAAAGTAATTAACATAGGAAGGGATATGCCTAAAACAGAAACATCGACTAGATTATTTCTGCAAAGCATATTAGATAGTAATAGTCATGTTGATGAAGTAATGAGGGAATATCCAGATATTATTGATAGAGTTATTAATAATCGTTTAGATGACATTGATTTAAAGAAACTATATAATATTGGAGAAGTTAGATTTGAGGTTATTAAAAGAAAAATAATTGAGAATTTTGTATTAGGTGAGTTAGTTACAGAATTTAAGGGATTTATTGAATTCAAAGTCTTAAAGGCATTATATGACAAATATGGTTCTGTAGATAAAATCAAAGAAAAATTACAAGACAACCCATATTTCTGTCTTTGCGGATTGTCAAGAATTTCGTTCAAAACAGCCGATAAGATACTCCTATCGTTTAATAAAGATTGTATAGCAACAAAAAATAAAGGAGACGTTCCTCCAATTGATTTTACTTTTGATTTGCAAACTTCTAGTCAAAGACAAAAATCTGCAATTATGTTCTTACTCGAAGAAAACGAGAATACAGGTAATACAAAAATGAATATAAAAGAATTAAGGAAACAATCTGAATCATTGGCAAATAAATGTATTGAACACTTTGTTGATATTGTTAAAAGTGACAAAGATATTCATTTTGATAAAGTAAATAAAACTGTGGCATTAGAAGAAACATATCAAACAGAAGAATATATTGCTAATAGGATTTTAGAAGGATTGAAGGTAGAAAATAAGTGGAATATTGATACTGAAAAATATAAGAATAATGGGAGTATTATTCTTACCGATCAGCAACATAAAGTTTTACCTATGGTGTGTAATTCTAATGTGTGTATTCTCAATGGGTTTAGCGGGAGTGGGAAGAGTGCTACAACTAAATCAGTAATTGATATGTTAAAGGATACTAATAAATCATTTGTTATATTCTCTCCTACTGGGCGAGCGAGTAAAATTATCTCAGAATTTACTAAAGAACCAGCATCTACAATACATAGAGGATTATTATATAAACCTCCCATATGGGGATATAATGAAGAATCAAAATTACCATACAACGTAGTGATCGTGGATGAATTCGGGATGTGTGATGTTTTCTTAATGAAACATTTATTAGAGGCAACTGACTTCACTAAAACTAAATTATTAATGATTGGAGATTCGAACCAAATTCCTTCTGTTGGGGCAGGTAATGTATTCCATGATTTAATCAATTCAAATTTAATTCCTATAGTTTCTCTTACTGAAATTTTTAGATATGGAGAAGGAGGCGTACTTACTGTAGCAACTAATACTAGAAATAGTAAGAAATTCTTAACTGATTCTCTTAGTCCGCAAATATTTGGAGAAGACAAGGGATATATGTTTATTCCTATGTTACAAGAAAAAATAATGAAAAATGTAGTTGGATTATATAAAAAACTATTATCATCTGGAAATTCTAAAGAAGATATTATGATTTTATCATCTTATAATGTAGGTGATTATGGAACGGTTGCTATAAATAAACACTTACAACCCATAGCAAATCCTAATGTATTATCAGGAAACATATATATTCAAATTGGAGATACTAAATTTTATGAAGATGATATAGTTATTCAATCTACAAATAATTACAAAGCAATAAGATATAATGAGAATTATATAGATGAAGATGATAAAACTTTTGTGGCAAATGGAGAAGTTGGTAAAATTGTTAAGATAGAATATGGCAAAGCAATTATAATGTTTGATGAATTGGTTGTTTATACTAAAAATGATTTATTGAATGTAAAATTAGCTTATAGCATCAGCATAATGAAGAGTCAAGGAGGTCAAGCCAAAATAGTTATAATGATAACTCCTAAAGCACATACCTTCATGCTAAATAGCAATCTTTTGTATGTATCTCAAACAAGAGCAAAACAAAAGGTATTTCATTTTGGTGAAATAGAAACTATTAATAGAGCAATTAAGAAAAAAGCAGACTTTGATAGAAAAACACATCTTAAAGAATTATTACTATCTTAAACCAATAAATAAAAATTTCTTGACTTACTATTCACCACATGTTATACTATTCACAGGAGGTAAATAAATCATCTCAATCTAAAAAATAAATAAACTATACTAATCAAAGGAGGTGAAAACAAAAAAATGAATCCCACAAAAATCATCAATCGAATCGACGGAATTTGGACTACCTGCACTTCACAAGAATACGATTCCCAAGACACAGTAAACTTCATGTTCAGCAAAAGTGATGTAACCAATACAACTACATATTACAAAAAGATTGGTTAAATAATCATAATTTCTAAACACAAATCATAAAATAATTATCATAATATTAGCAAGAATTTGATCACATATCTTATAAATACTACTAATCAAATTCTTGCTACAATCAAAAGAGGTGATTACATAATGAAAATTCTACATGGGGTAGAGATGGCGATTGGATTCAATGTAGTCCAGAAGAGTACAATAAAAACTATACGGACAAAGTTAACTATGCATTTATTGTGGATCAGGATACTAATAAAGGACATTATTATAAAAAGGTAAGAATTGAAGTTTTTGATAATGAATCAAAGATTAAAAATGAAAGGATGGAAGATTAAAGTTTGGCTAACATATCAATGTGTAAAGCAGTAAACAACTGTATTCAAAAAGATATTTGTTATAGATTCAATGCTATTCCTGAACCAATTGATCAAGTTTATATGAGATTTCATAATTTATGTTTCTTAGAAAATGATTGGTATTGGTTTTATGGTGATAGGAGCAAGATGGTTCATGTAGAATTAATTGAAGAGAAAGAAGAGGATGATATTAATGAATGAAGAGATTGTAAAGAAAATTAAACCTTTAATCGATAAATACCCAGAATTAAGCATAGAAGAATTAGATAAATTAAGGGTATTAACGAGTCAATTAAGCAATTATATTAGCTGTGATTTGTATAATTTAAGAATTGGAATTATAAAATAAATTATTAATATATAGAAAGAAGGTGAATAAAATAATTTGAGTATTTCTTTACATGGTATTGACTTTCACAAATATGTAGTCATAAAGCAAGATGATTTATATAAACACGCATCAGAACAAGATAGTATTGATTTAGCAAGAATTATTAAAAATATTAGAATCAGCAGAGTTAAGTTTAATAAGAAACCTAGTAATCAGTATTTAGTTATAAATATTGATGAACCATATGCAGGAGAGGTTATTGAGATTTTGAAGAAGAATAGGCATTGGGATTTGTAAATATTAAAGGAGGTGATAATAATGAATTATGGAGACATGGATATCTTAGATATTGTAAGAGAACTTAAAATATTGTTGGAGAAATTTGCAGGAAATATTAGCAAAACTGAAGTTGAACAACTAAGAATATTGTCAAATAATTTAAGCAAAGAATGTGGAAATATTTTATATGATTGGGGAAAGTAAATACCTTAAAAGAAGATTTCTATCGTATATTTTATAAGAAAGAAGGTTAAAATAAATGGCAAAATATCGTAAGAAACCAGTAGTAATTGAGGCAATTACATTTGACGAATTTCTCACATACGGAAGAGATAATGGAGCAAATATAGTATGTGATATGCCTTGGTCATTTAATTATAATGGTCATCCAGTTACTCATGAAAATAATGAATGTTATTTGATTCCTACACTTGAAGGAATGATGAAATTCACTCCATTGGATATGTTGATCATTGGTGTCAGTGGTGAAATTTATCCTTGTAAAATTGATATATTTGAAAAGACGTATGATTTATTAGTGGAATAATAAATATAACTTAAATCAATCTTTTTATCGTATTTAGGTAATTAAATTTAAAAATAAATATATTGGAGGATACATAGTTGGCAGTAATTAATGAAAACACACAAAGATTACTAGAAGATAGATATTTTTATAAGGATACAAATACAGGTGAAGTAATTGAAAAAACAGTAGAAGAAATGTTTATGCGTGTAGCAAAAACAATTTCAAAAGCAGAAAAAACTCCAGAATTGCAAGAACAATATGAAAAAATATTTTATGATTTAATGGATAATCAATTATTTATGCCAAATACACCTACTCTTATTGGGTCTGGTTATAATAAATGTTTAAGTGCTTGCTCAGTATTGCCTAGAATACCTGATAATTTAGAAGGTATCTACAAACATATGTGGCATAATGCAAAACTAACAAAGTATGGGTGTGGAGTTGGTCAAGATTTATCCGATATTCGACCAAAAGGAGCAATAATTAAATCATCTGGTGGAACTTCTGCTGGTGTAGTTAATTGGATGCATTTGATTAATACTGTTGCAAATACGACTATTCAAGGTGATAAAGCTAGAAGAGCAGCTAATATGGCAAGTTTAAGATTTTCTCATCCAGATTTTAATGATTTTATACATAGTAAAGAGAATGATGGTAATCTAAATGCAATGAATATATCTGTTACAATTACAGATGAAGAAATGAATAAAATTATTAATGATGAAGATATTGATTTAGTTTGGGAAGGTAAAACATATAAAACTGTAAAAGCTAAAGATTTGTTCAATGATATTATCGATGGATTGTGGGAAAACGGAGAACCTGGGGCATTATGGACAGATTCTATTAATCGTGATAATCCTTTCAATCTTCAAGATGGTAAGTTTAATAGTAGTAATGAGCATTATATGAGTACAACAAATCCTTGTTTTGCAGGTGATATGAATTTATTAACCTCTGATGGATATCAAACATTTGAAGAATTAGACAGCAAAGAAATTAATATTATTGATTCAAATGGTAACATATTCAGTAAAAAAGTTTGGTGTAATGGAGAAAAAGAAGTTATAGAATTAAAATTAAGTAATAATAAATCAATTAAATGTACTCCAAACCATGTATTTATGTTAAACGATGGATATGAATGTGAAGCACAAAATTCTTTAAATAAAAAGTTATTAGCGTTCAAAGATCAATGTCCAACAGTAATATCTATTCAAAATATTGGAAAGCAAAAAGTTTATGATTTTATGGAACCATTAGCACATTGGGGAGTAGTAGAAAATGTAATAGTCCATAATTGTGGAGAGCAACCCCTTGAAGGATATGAATTTTGCAATTTAGGGAGTATTAACTTAGAAAATCTATATGATAAAAAAACAAAAGATGTAGATTTGGTTATGTTTGAATATGTAATCAAAAATGCAATAAGATTTCTAGATGATGTTATTGATGTTAATGAATATGTTCTTCCTGAATTCAAAGAAAAAGTTTTAGCAAATAGAAAAATTGGGGTAGGTGTGGCAGGATGGGCTAATTTATTAATTAAAATGGGTATTAGGTATGATAGTGAAGAATGTCTTAAATTCATTGACAAAGTATTTGGATTTAAACAAAAGATTGAGAAATTATACAATACGGAACTTGCATTAGAAAAAGGCAATTTCCCTAGTTGGAATGAAAGTATTTTTGCTATAAAAAATATTCCTGCAAGATGTGCAACTATTAGTACACAAGCTCCCACTGGATCAATAGCAGGAATTATGAATACTACTGCCTATGGTGTAGAACCTCTCTTTGGAGTTGCAATTCTTAGAAGAATTATTACTGGTGAAATATATGAAGCTAGTGAACTATTTGCAACTATGTTACATAGCATTATAAAAGATACAAAAAAAGAACTTGAAATAATCAAAGAGTGTTATGAAAAAGGAACAGCACAAATTAGTTCTGTACCAAAAAAATTAAGAGACTTATTTAGATGTGCTAATGATATTTCACCTGAATGGCATATTAAGACACAAGCACAATTCCAAAAATATTATGACAATGCGATAAGTAAAACTGTTAATGCCCCAGAGAATGCAACGAAAGATGAATTATTTGAATTACTTATTAGTGCTTGGAAATTAGGGATCAAAGGGGTTACTTATTATCGCAATAATTCACGTAAAAATCAAACAATGCAAATTGGAAATAATGAAGTTGGTCACGGTATTAATCTTGATTCAATTCAACCATTAAGTCGTTCATCTATTGGCAAAACATATGGAGTTACAGACAAATATACCACAGCTTGCGGTTCATTTTATCTAACAATTAATCGTGACAAAGAAGGAAATATAGTTGAATCATTTGTAAATACAAGTAAAAATGGAACATGTAAATCAAATATTGATGGTCTAAATAGACTTATATCTTTAGCATTAAGATCAGGCACAAAAGTAGATGAAATTGTAGATCAATTAAAAGGTATTACTTGTTCTGCTTGTACAAGAGTAAAAACAAAAGGAGAAAAGAAAATTAATGGTTTATCTTGTCCTGACATTATTGCTAAAGCACTAGAAGAAGAATATAAGAATAAGACAAAAATAACATCAGAAATTATTAGTATAATTGAAGATATTTCTAATGAGAATGACTGTCCTGAATGTCATAGTCCAATGCAATTAGCAGAAGGATGTAGTGTTTGTTCTAATCCTGATTGTGGCTATTCTCACTGTGGATAATTTTACAAATTTAAAAATAAATTAAATGAAAAGAGGAATAATTAATATGATGAAGCAACAACAACAAGTAAAAGAATTTCAAATGGCGTTTAATCATCCAATTGCAAGTAAACCTACATTCATGGATAAAAAAAGAGCAGAAGTAAGAATGAATTGGGTAAAAGAAGAAGTTGATGAATTTTTAGAATCAGACAATGTAATTGACCAAGCAGATGCCCTTGTCGATGCTCTATATTTTATCCTTGGGACTGCTGTAGAAATTGGAGTAGATTTAGAACCTGTTTTTGATATTGTGCAGGGAGCAAATATGGCTAAATTATGGTCTGATGGTAAACCTCATTATAGGGAATTAGATGGTAAAGTTGCAAAACCTGAAGGATGGGAAGCACCAGAACTTCAAATTGAAGCAGAAATTAAAAGACAAATGAAGTAATTATAAAAGTTAATATGGAGAGATTGAAATATATCTCTCCTACCTCACAAGAAAGGAGCAATAAAATAAATGCAAATCATAAATTGGGACGAATATTTCATGTCTGTTGCATACATATCATCACTTAGAAGTAAAGACACAAGAACACAAGTTGGTGCATGTATTGTCAATAGATCAAATAGAATCATATCAACTGGATACAACGGAATGCCTAACAATTGTGATGATGATAAAATGCCTTGGCAAAATAAAGAAGGATTAGAAGGTAAATATTTATATGTAGTACACTCTGAGCAAAATGCCATTCTCCATGCAAAAGTTGATTTAACCGATTGTATTATTTACACAACATTATTTCCTTGTAACGAATGTTCAAAAAGTATAATCCAAAGTGGTATATCAGAAATTGTATATCTAAGTGATAAATACAATAATACAGAACAAACAATTGCTTCTAGGTTTATCTTAGATATGGCAGGAGTAAAATATAGACAATTAATTAGTAATACTAAAATTGAGGTAAATTTTAACAATATTACTCAAAATTAGTTAAAATACTGTATTTTACCTCTCTCATACTTCCATTTACTCGTTAATACTTCCATATGATACCCAATATGATAGCACCCAATTCAAAAATATGGTTGAAAGGAGAATAAATAAATGACTTGTATTTATTGCGAAGACAATAATATGGAATGGTGTTTATCAGGTTGTTATAGTGACACTTTTAAGTGCAAAAATTGTAAAGTAACTGTTGAAATTAAGCAAAATAGGGATTTATTAACTGAATTTTTAATGGTCTGGAGTATTCCTAAGAAATAATGAATTTATCCCCAATTAAGAAAGGAAGATGTAAAATGTTTAACGGAACCATTGAAATGAATAATGATTATCATGCCATGAGATCAATTGATTCTATTTTTACAGTAATAGAAAACCTCAGAAAGAAGTTTAATTTAGAAATTATAGATATTAAAAGAGAAACTGAGGCAAAGTTAGAAAAGTTTATATTCGAATTATCACAAACAACAATTACTTTTTCTTTTACCTCGTTTAATAGAAAGTGTGAAATTATTACATATGATGAATTAGATAAATTTTGTGAAAGATATAATTATCTAAATTACTATTTAACTGATTTTGATTTTAAGGTAGGTGATGTTGTTTATTACAATCATAAAGCAGTAGTTGTCACAAAAATCCTAGATGATAATAATTACATAAATGTAATATCAAAAGAAAACGAGATGACTAAAAAAGAATATAAATGTTGGGGAATGAGATTAAATTAATACCTCGAAAAATTTTCATTTGGAAAGGAGTTAGTTAATTTTGTATATAGTTATTGAAAATAGAATTGAAATTGAAACACTTAAAGACATCAAAAAGATATATCCGTATATAAATATTGTAAATAATATTTGCGAATTTGCTTCAACTGTGAATGGGTTAATTGATGTCATATGTGATTATTGTAAGCACGATTATTATGATAATAACGACATAGAACAATGCAAAATTAAAGATGAGATACTTTGAAAGATAAATTTTAAGGGATAAGAAAGGAGATGAACATCATGGATAAAGATGAACGTGTTACCTGTACAGACTGTGTTAATTGGGATAAATTAAAAAAGAAGTTAGAAAATTACTTTAGCTGTAATACTGCATTATGTTTTCGATGCGAGTGCTTTAATTGTGATTGTATTTATCCAGAAACAGGTAAGGTGTTCAAAATTAGGTCAAAATTTATCTTAAAAGAAAGTTAATATAAATTGAAATATGATTATATGGATTAATCTATTACTATATAAAGTAGGTGAATTTATTCATGGCAAAATCTAAAACATCATCATATGTCTTAACACTTCGTATGAAATATACAACTTCTGATAAATCTGCAATTGATAAATACTTTGAATTATCGAGAAGATTATATAATTCTATTCTGGGAGAAACATTGAACCGATTTAATTTAATGCGTGAAAGTAAACTATATAATCAGGCAAGAAAAGAAACTGATAAAAAATTAAAACAAAAACTATTTACGCATGCAGAAATCAAATATGGGTTTAGAGAATATGATATAAGTAATTTTTTTACAAAAGTTATGATTAATGAGTACCGTAGTTTAGGGAGCCATATTAAAGGTAGATTAGTTAAAAGAGCATTCAATACGGTTAATAAATTAAGATTTGGGAATGCCAAGAAGGTTAATTTTATTAAATATAAAGAAATAAATTCTATTGAGGAATCCGATAATAAACAAGGTATTAAATACAGAGATGGAAACATAATCTTTAACAAACTTAAAATGCCAATTATTATTGAGAATAATGATTTTTATGCTCAAAAAGCAATTCAAGATAGAGTTAAATATTGTAGGTTTGTTAAAAAAAGTATAAAAGGAGTAGATTATTATTATATTGATTTAATCCTTGAAGGAATCCCACCCAAAAAGATTAACAAAAACACAGGAGAAATTAATTTATACATAACTCAAGGGGATGTCGGAATTGATATTGGAACACAAACTGTGGCTTATTGTTCCAATAGTGAAGTAAAACTATTAGAATTAGCACCAGAAATACAGAACATTGAGAAGCAAAAGAGAGTATTGCAAAGAAAACTTGATAGAAGTAGAATAGCTACCAATCCTAATAACTTCAATGAAAATGGCACATATAAAAAGAGCAATGCGAATAAATGGATAAAATCTAATCACTATATTGAAACTCAAGCAGAATTAAAATGTTTACAGCAAAAACAAGCAGATTTAAGGAAACAATCACATAATAGACTTGCTAATCATATCTTAAAATTAGGCGACAAGTTTTATGTAGAGAAAATGAATTATTCTGGATTGCAGAAGAGGGCGAAGAAAACTACTAAGAATAAAGATGGCAAATTTAATAAAAAGAAGAGATTTGGAAAATCTATTGCAAATAAAGCACCTGCTATGCTGATTGAAATTATTGATAAAAAGCTAGTCAATATAATCATATTGATGATATTTATATTAAGAAGGAGTTGAGTGAGAGATGGAATATTTTCAATGTTGACGGAAAAGAATTTAAAATCCAAAGAGATTTATATTCTAGTTTTCTTATTATGAATGTCAATGATTTGGCATATAAAGTTGATAGAAGTAAATGTATTGATAAATTTGATGTATTTAGAGTTTTGCATGATATTGAGATTGAGCGAATTAGAAATTGTGGTAATGTATTAATTAGTAGCATGGGAATATAGTTTTATAAATAAAAAAGGTTTAGAATCGAGCCTTATGCTATCGTTAATTATCTCAATGGAGATATTGATAGTAAAAGTCTATGGATAATTAATTCAATGACTAAGATGTTGTAAAATGTAAATGAAATACAATGCTTACAAATGAGAGCTTAGAGACGAATTAATTGAAGTAGAACCTGCATTCGTGCAGAGGTTCAGGCTATGACCCTACTAGCACTAGAAGGTTTGAAACTCGACCAATGTTTGTAAGAAAGAGTTGATATTATTACATAGTCTAATAAAGTAAAGTGAAATAAGTAATAGAAAAATACAGTTCTTATTTCACTTTGTCAATATTTATGAAATAAATAAAATTAAAAGGGAATGATTAATATGAGAAACAATGTAAATATATTAAACAAAGAAATTTTAACTAATGAGGAATTATCTCAAAAACATTATGAAAGAATGATGGGATTCTTAATTACTGATTTCGAAGGTAAAGATTTTAATGAGTGCGATATCATTCTTAGACAAATTATCAAGGTTGCTTATGATTTGCTTAATGAGCCTGATGTTATGAAGTAGAAATGATTTGTGAGCGACTGAATGATAGCAAGGTTACGTTTAAATATTGTGTTGAGGATTAGTTTATGAAGTCTTAGATGAGACAAATTAGAGGAGGAATTACATATGAATAAAAGACAAAATAAAAAGAAAATTAAATATATTATTGATAATATTCAAACTGTAAATCTGAAAGAAAATGAGTTTTTACTATTTAGATATGATCAAATTAAATATCGTCCTCAATATATTGCAGAATTAGCAAAAATAATTAGTAAAGATATTACTGGTAAAATTGTGTTTATCCCTAATGACCTTGAAATGAAAAAAGTTTCAGAAGTAGAATAGGAGGAATTATTTATGTTAGTAAAAATTGGAGACAAAATCTATGATTCTACTCAAATTCCTATTTTATTGATATTTGATGCAAAAGAAATTAAGGATATGCAAAACTTAGCAGACAATAACCATAAATATTGTTCATGTCCAGATGATACAGAGGAGAAAGATATTGTAGAGTTCATGAGAACGGATGATGTAGAAATTGAGATTACTGGTTATGTAAGGTATTAAATTGACTTTGTGTATAAAGTAATATATAATATTATTAGTTGGGATACATATGAAAAATAAATTGTAGAGGTGGTGAAAATTATAGCAAAAGGTAAAATTAATCTTACTCCAAGAGCCACTAAACAAAAAAAAAAAAGGAAGACAAATATTCAGAATTAAGTGACATCAAAAAAATACCTAAATTTAATGCAGAAGATAAAGTAATTTTTGTTGGTTTAATTGTAAAATACAGAGGTCAAGAATGCACAATTGTAAAAAGGAGTCTTAGAAAAGATGTTCATTATTATAAAATAAGATTCGAAGATGATTATGAATTAAAAGATATTACTTCTGGACTTCTTAAAACACATGAGGAATATGAACAATGGTTATTGAATCAAGAAAATGTAAATGAAGATGACCAAGAAGAAATCTCTGATATTGAGAAAGCAATTCTTGAAAAAGGTTTGACTCCTATGCGCAATAGATTGTCGTGTTACAATCAAGAAGAACTATACCATAGAAATTGCACGGGCTGTTGCTATGAACCTACATGTATATATTGGAAGAAATATCAGTATGACAAGGTAAATTTTAATTAAGAGAGGAAGATTATAAATGAAAACTGAAATATATAAAATTGAAGCAAATTGGATTCGCATTAAAAATGCTTGTCGTAACACTGTAAATAAAAACCATACTGACACAATTCCTAATAGTGAATTTAAAACTAAATTATTAATATCCGAACATAGTCCCATAAGATTAATTAATGTGGATTGGTCTTGGAAGAATATTAAATCTTTCGTCGCAACTCATTTTTCTAGACATAAATGGGAGTGCTTTATATCTACTCAGAGAAGCGATAGAACAGGTGTAGATAGAGATAAAGAACCTCAAGGGGCATTAGTTACCTTTGAAGGTGTAGCAAACGCTCAGAACTTAATTGATACAATGCGAAAGAGATTATGCTATCAGGCCAGTAAGGAAACTAGAGAGTTAGCTGAAGATTTAAAGGTTTCAATTAGTAAGACCGAAGTTGAATTAGCTGATGTATTAGTCCCTAATTGCATATATAGAGCGAGTTGTCCTGAATTTGAGAATTGTGGATTTTGGAATAAATTTATTGAAAAATATAATATTTTAGATATGTTGAATATTGATTCAAGATATAAATTATATAATGGAGATTTTTATACTAGAAAAATGAAGGATGGTAAGTAATATGGATATAATAATATTTGGTCAAATGGGGGCAGGAAAAAGCACAGTAGCAAACTATTTACAAGATAAATATGGCTATTCTAAGTTTTCTCTTGGTGCAAAAATTCACTCTGAATGTAGGATGCATGGAAATGAAACTCGTACAGAAATGCAAAATTATGGTCAAGCAATGCGTAATATATTTGGAATTAATGTATGGTGCAATTATGTCAATGATCAAACATTTGACAAAGATAAAGTAGTTATTGATGACGCTAGACAGCTTAATGAATATGATTATTTTGAAGGATTAGGATATTTAACAGTAGCAGTAGTTGCAGATGATAATAAAAGAATTGAGAGACTTAAAAAAAGGGTTGGATATGTAGTTGATCCTAATACTTTTAATCACGAAACAGAGGTTCAAGCTAGAGCGTGTATTAATAAGTGTAAAATAAAAATATATAATAATTCAGACGATATTAATGAATTAATTGAAGCAATTGAATTCAAATTAGGTGAATACTTAGGAGGTGAAATTTAATATGTATACATATCTTGCAGGAGCACTTACCATACATCATAGAAATAATGAATTCTATAAGGCTACAAATTGGAGAGATAAATTTAAAACTTGGGCTAAAAATAATTCAGTAAGTACATTTGATCCTTGTATTAATTTTCTAAGAGAAATAAATCATACATACGATCCTAAGATTGTGGTTGACCAAAATAATTATTACATTAACAAATCAGATATTTGTATTGTTTGTCTAGATTCTATAGATTTTAGTCCTGGAACTATATTTGAGTTAACTAGATTTAAAGAATTAGGAAAACCAGTTATAGCATTTGGAAGCAATAAACATTGGAGTCCACATATTAACTCATGTATTAGTAATTATTGCGTAGAACTAGATGGTGCAATTGACGTTTTAGAAAATATGTTTGATCAATGGGGTTTCGGAGTTTATAAATAGAAGGAGAATTAAATGAATTATTGTGAAAACATAAAATGTAATCGAATTTCATCATGTGACTATCCTTGTGAACCATACACCGATTACATAATAAATTTATCATTGCAGAAAAATACTCTTGAACAAAATAAATTATTACCAACTTGTAATGATATAACTGATTTCCTTGAGTATGATGTTTCAAATGACATATGGTTAAAAATCATTAATAAAGAAGTTCCTCTGATAGAACTATTTGATCAAAATTCAATTTATGACTATCTTGAAACGGAAAATGAAAAATATTGCAAACAAGAGGGGATTTGTCCTGAATGTCGAGGAAATCTTGTTCTAAAGGTGGAATACGAGGAGATATGGGGATCAAAAAGAGAATCAGAAAGGTATTTAGTTTGTGAGAATGGATGTTAGGAGAAAATAAAATTAAAATAATTTAAGGATGTGGTGAGAATTTGTTTGTAGGTAATTTAATATTTTACATAATTACAATCAATAAAATAAATATAAGAAAGAAGGATTTTAATAATGAATAAATTAACAAACGTATGGATCAATGGAGATTGCCTTAAGGAATTACCAAAATTAGCAGATGCAAGTATTGACTTAGTTGTAACTTCTCCTCCTTATCATAATCTTAGAGTTTATTCTAATGATCCATCCGATATTTCAAATTGCGAGACATATGAAGAATATTATTATCTTCTTGGATTAGCAGTTGAAGAATGTCATAGAGTTTTAAAACCTGGAGGTAAATTCGTTATTCAATTTGAAGATTACAATTATACACTAGGAAGAGATAATAAAAGAGGAAAAGAAAATATTGTAGGAGATATTAATAAAATCTTCATAGAAAAAGGTTTTACATTATGGACTGAAGCAATTTGGCGTAAATATTCAGCACAAAGGGCTATGTTGGCAGATGGAGCTTTATGGTATCGAAATCTTAAAAATAGTGACGTTCAATTAGCAGCTAACTGGGGCTATGTTTACTGCTATCGCAAAGCAGGAGATACAGAAAATATAGTAGGAAGCGATATTACATTAGAAGACTGGGCAGCATGGGCAGATGCAATATGGAATATTTCTAACTCTGGAATTGGACATACAACTCCTTTTGCAGAGGAACTTGTAAGAAGAATTATTAAATTATGGTCAATGCCAGGAGATACCGTATTAGATCCTTTTGCTGGAGCCGGAACGGTGAATAAAGTAGCAATAAATAATAATCGCAATGCAATAGGAATTGAACTTCGTCCTGATTTCTGTGAGTTGGCTATCGAAAAAAGATTCAGTAAATTCACTGAGGAAGATTTTTTACAATTAGATACTAGAGAACAAGTCACAGCAAGATTTGTAGCTGAAAAAGCAAAGTGTGAAGATGTTAAAGAAGAGAAAGCACAAGAAGCAGAAGTGAAGAAAGAATTGACAGACAAAAAGAAAACTCTTAGGGAGGAAATTAAACTATTGGAAACTCAGTTAAATATTTTGGGCATGAAGAAATCTGAAATCAAAAAACTTAAAGATGAAGCAATCAATGATTAAATTAGAAATACCAAAAGATAAAATAAGTTACATACGCACCATTGAGGGAAGAAAGTTTAAGGATGGGTTCTGGTTTTTTCCAGATTCATCCCTTCCTAAATTAAAGGAATTAAAAATTATTGATTCCGGTGTTGAGATTAAAACTAAAGAATTTAAGCAATTTGATTTATCTCCACACCTTAGAGATTATCAAAAAACATTAGTGAATACGTCATTAAACTACAATAGTTATGGAATATTTGCAGATACAGGAACAGGTAAATGCCACGGTAGTGGAACTGAAATTTTAATGTTTAATGGAGAATATAAAAAGGTAGAATCTATTATATTAGGAGATTTGCTAATGGGAGATGATTCTACTCCTAGAGAAGTTTTGTCGTTAGCAAGAGGGCAAGAAAAAATGTATAAAGTAGTACCAAATAAAGGTGAGTCATTTGTTTGTAATGAAAGTCACATATTATCTTTAAGAGCAACAGCATTTAAAAAGAATGTTTTTGAAAAGGATCAAATAATAAATATTTCTATTAAGGATTATTTAAAACAAAATGCTCAATTCAAACATCATATGAAGCTTTATAAAAAATATGTAGAATTTCAAGATAAAAAAGTATATTACCCTCCTTATATAATTGGTTTGTGGTTAGGAGATGGTTCAAAAGATAATAGTACAATAACTAATTCAGATAATGAAATAGTTACATATATTAAATCATTTGCAAATGAATATAATTATAATATTAGAGAGGAAGAAGGCAACAACACCAAAATTTATCATATCAACCGATCAATAAGATTTGGAGAAAATCCATTTAGAAGATATTTATTAGATAATTGTGTAACAAATAATGAAAAACGAATACCTAAAGAATATTTATATAATTCTTATGAAAAAAGAATGGAAATTTTATCGGGATTATTAGATACAGATGGTTATTTAACAAGTGGATGTTTTGAAATAGTTACAAAATATGAAGGTTTGATGAATGATATTACTTTTTTAGCAGGTAGTCTTGGATTTATGGTTACACATAAGAAAAGAAAGGGGATTATAAAAAAGTTAAATTTTCAAGGTAAATATTATAGAATATTTATAAGTGGTAATATAGACAAGATACCATGTAGAGTAAAAAGAAGAATTGCCCCTCCAAGAAAACAAATAAAAAATGTTTTAAATTGTGGTTTTACATTAGAAGATATGGGAATTGGTGATTACTATGGTTTTACTATCACTGGGAATCATTTGTATTTTTTAAAAGATTTTTGGATTACTCACAATACTATTATGGGTTTAGAAATATCAAGATTCTATAATAAAACATTAGTAATCTGTCCTTTATCAATTATTGAGTGTGCTTGGATAGAAGATTGCAATAAATTCTATCCTAAAAGAAAAATTGTTTCATTATGGTCTAAATCAAAAAAACTAAGATTAGAAAAATTAAATGAAGAAGCAGATATCTACATAATTAATTATGATGGATTAAAAATAATCTATAATGACATTCTGAACAAAAAATTTGATTGTATGATTGTAGATGAGAGTAGTAAAATGAAAAATATGACTAGTCAAATTACAGCTACATTGTTAAATTTAGGAGAACACATTGAAAGTAAATATGTATTGTCTGGTTGTCCTACACCTAATCATAATAGTGAAATATTTCCTCAAATCAAATTAATTAATCCTGATATATTTGGTAATAATTATTATGGGTTTCTTGCTAAATACTTTTCACAAGATATGGAGAATCCGCATAGGTGGTTTCAAACAGATCAAAATAAAGATGCTTTCTTTGAAAGATTAAGAGAACAAAGTGCATTTTTAAGAAAAGAAGATTGTGTTGACTTACCAGAAAAAACATTCTTGATAAGAAAATATCAGCTTGGAAAAGTCCAACAAAAGTATTATGACAATATGCTTTCTGATATTAAAGACAATATCAATAATTGGTCGAAATTCGAATTCACAGCAAAATTAATGAAGTTGAGAGAAATAATATCAGGATTTGTAATAAGTAAAGATAAAGAAATTATTGAATTTGAAACACAAAAGGATAATGAATTGGAGAATGTTTTAGAAGAGATTGGAAACAAACCAGTTATTATATGGTGTCAATTTATTCATGAAATTGAAAGACTAGCCAAGAAATTTAATGGAATTGGATTAACTTCTAAAACCAAAGACAGAGATCAAATCATTAGTGATTTTAAAAATGATAAAATAAAATTGCTTTTTGTTCATCCTAAACTATTGGGGATGGGGTTAACATTTACAAATTGTAGTTACAATGTATACTATTCGCTTTCTTTTAGTTATGAAGAATTTAAACAATCACAAGATAGAATACATAGAATTGGCCAAGTAAATAAATGTACATATATTGTGTTATCAGCAAACAAAACAATTGATGAATCAATTTATAAATGTTTAAGTAATAAAAAGAATGTGGTTGATGAATTGTATTTGAATTTAGGGAGTAATATAAAATAAACAATGAAAGAAGGAAATATAAAATGGCAAAGATTAAACAATTTTATAATAAAAACAAAAGCAATAACAACATCAAATATCAAGTGAGATTTGGAATCCAATTAAATGATAATGAAGATGAATCAGGAGTTTTCGCAAAACCTGAATATTACTCATCAATTGAAAAAGCAAAAGTAGAAGTAATTGTAACATTTAATGAAATTATTAAAGATATGTTTCCCGATGCTACACATAATGGATTATTTATGACGAAGGATATGAAATGCGATTGTGGGAGTAATGTTAGTTCTGTAAAATATAGCAATGGAGGGAAACAATTGTTTGGCAGAATGGATATAAAATTTGAAGGAGGAGAGGGTTTTATTGATATTGTGGAGGCCTGATATTAATTAAAATAGTAACTAGTTAAATAAAACTGTAAAGGGTGCTGAAAGGCATCCTTCTTTGAAATTTCTAAATTAATAAAAAATATTTAGGGGGTAAGAAGATAGAAAAGATTAATTATTTAATCGGAAATATCATTGATATGAAAAATGGACAAGTTGAAATATTAGATATTGGTCGATATAAAAATAGTGATAAAAAATATACAATTAAATGCTTAAAATGTGGGCATATAAGAACGATAGGCAACAAAGGAATATTGAACAAATCTGAATGTATTAATTGCTCTAAAAATAAATTCAAATTATCTGACGATGGTACATATTGGATAGGAACTACACAGGATGGAATTGATTTCTGGTTTGACGGAGACGAAGAAACAATAGCATACGTAAAATCAAAAACATGAAGTATGAGTAATGGAAATAATAGTTATATCAGGAATGGAAAACATGAAAGATTACATAGAATAATAATGGGGGTTATAGATCCAAATATATATGTAAATCATTTAGGTGGAAATAGATGGGATAATAGAAAAAGTAGTTTGTCTATTTCAGATTGTGTAGATAACACTAAGGAAAGAAATAAAACTTCTAATAGCAGTGGAATAGTTGGGCTTAGAGGAAATGGAGAAAAATGGTTTGGTAATGTAAATATAAATAATAGACTAATGTATAGTATGACTAAAGAGAAAAAAGAAGCATTAATTGATTTGCTTATTATGCAACGAGAATATGGATATAGGCATAATATTGATAAATATCATTTGTTGGAAAATATACCCCAAGAAAGAATAGATAAAATTTTGACTTTAATTAAGAATCAATTAGAAATACATAAGACTCCCCAAATTATTGCAAAAAATAAATATGAATTATCAGAATGTGGGACGTATTATAATGTATATGATAAAAAAGGCAGTAGTTTTAAAATTAGTATAGAAGATAAAAATAAAATAGAAAATGGAATTTGGTATATTAGTGGAAGATATGTCTACGGGGCTATAATTATAAATAATACAAAGATACGAGTTTCATTGCATAGATATTTACATAATTTGTTAGATATAAAATACAAAAATTTTTTCATAGACCATTTAAATGGAATTGGAACGGACAATAGAATCTCTAATTTACAAATTACAAATCTAAAAGGTAATAATCAAAATCAACCAGGTTTAGGGTATGTCGAAGTAAAAGGCAGTTACAAAGCATTTATTACCGTTAATGGCAAATATAAGTGTAAAACATTTAAAACTATAAAAGAAGCTATGTATTGGCGCAAGGAGCAGAAAGAACTAGCTATGGATAATAGAACGACATTTAAAAATAAACAAGAAATAGATGAATATTTAAAAATAGTACAAACCCAAGAAGAATCACTTCTTTTAATACAATAAAACAAAATCTCTAAGAATTTTCACAAATTACAACAATATTACTAATCCCACTATTCTCAGGCAAACAATCAACAATCATACTAAGATATTTTCCCTCTATCCAATCCACAGCAAATTGACTTGAACAATTAAGTATTAACTTTGTCTCCTGTATTTCTGGTACGATGGGCAATATCCAAGCAGACATTGATGCAGGAGACAATTTAATTTTCAAGTTATCCACAACATCTTCCCATACGCGATTAATATTAATAAGATATATATCTCTGTAAGTAGTCTCTGGTAATGCTTGCATGTTTTCACTAGTTGCATTGCATATTTGCGGAGATGCATTTCCGTTTTCCGAGAATGCAATTATGTCCTCAACCCCATATTCTATGCCATTATTGTTTTCCGACTGTGCAATCTCACATTCTAAAGATGCATTTCCACTTAATGATATTTGCATTTCCGCATTCCGAGGTTGCTTTTTATTGTGGATAACTTCCATAAGAGTTTCAAAATTAATTGGACTAGAATATCCATCTAAAACATAATTATGTTCTAATAAATCAAGTTGTATTGCTAAAATATTCACACGATATTGTATGGTTCTATCCCTACGATCAAGGGGGTTAGTTCTCTCAGAAAGAAAACCTTTATCTACTAATACTTTGATATGTGTACGCATTGCAGTATGTTTTAATCTAAGCATAGTTTCTTCTGATAACTGTTCAGAACTCTTAAATATCCATCCATTTTTCAATTCAGCTTTGTATTCATATCCACACCTTTCGGCCTGAGACTTTTCTTCTAAAACAAATTGATCATAATCTTTGGTTCTTTCTGACCAATAGATGAATTGTTGCAAAATAACTGCTTTGATATAATCTCCTGTGATTTCAACTAGTTCTTCTTTAATTGGCACGCGTTTTAACTTCTTTGGATCTCTAATCATGCTCATAATAAAAACCTTCTCTCCATGTTTTACCAACAACAAAAACACACTAGACAGAAGGTTTTCTTTTTGTTATAATAAAAATACAAACGAAAACAACCTCTGCTGTGGCTCCTTGAAGTGCTAGTTTGGTCGCGAACACTTCAAGGAGTTTTTGCTATTATTCTTTTGCTAAAAATTAACATTAATATGTATTGGACATGTTAATACATTATACTACAAATCGACAAGGCTGTGTATAAGTTTCTAAAATTTCTAGAAAAATTTTGTCCACAGTGGATAAGTATTCGGGTCGGATAATAAAACAAAAAAATAAGCCACACTCAGATACAACTAAGTATTCTGGTGTGGCTTTAAATTATCTTCTATTAGATTCAATCATATCTGCTAAAAGTTTAACTCTTTTATTTGCTTCTTCTTTCCCTATGCTTTGTTCCCATTCATCATAGGTAGTATTATCTAAATCTAATCCCATTATTTTTCTAAACATTTCATGAAGACATTCTGTCAATAAACCACTAACGTCTCGATCTGTTTTATCAGCTACTTCAAATAATATCTTCATTTCTAAACTATCAGCAGATAACATAAATTCAGGAAAATCATTATTTTCGCAATGCACAGGTATGAATTTATACGGCCTACTTTTTAAATCCATTTACTTCAACTCCTTTTATATAAAATATATTAGCATTGAATATTCTTAAAGTCCATATTGTTTTCACCTAACATTAAATGGCAACCAAATTTTCTCTTTAATTTCCAACCTTTCATTTTCCTTTTTTATCTCATTAATTCTCTTATCACATTCATCTTTCATTTCTTGTCTCATTGCCCTCAATTCCAACGCATAACTTTCTCTCAATTCACTAATCTCCTTCAATCTATCCTGCTTAGACTCAACCAATTGCCCTTCTAAAAATACTGATCTATTCTCAGATTCTTTCAATTGAAGTTGTAAATATTTATTAGAATCTTCCATCTCACCAATAGAAAATTCTAATTCATCTACAGACCCAATTCTTTTTCTCATCTCGTCATTTTCTAATCTTAATGTCTCAATTAAGTAATTTGAATTATTGTGTCCGGCCTCTAACTCAATATTTCTTTTAGATAATTTATCTGCATTTTCTTCAGCTTCTTTTCTTGCTTTGTCAGAATCCTTTTTGCTGTTTTCAGCAATATCAATTCTTTCTCTTAGAGAATCTAGAGTAATTTTAAAATCATTTGTTAATGTTTGAACTGTCTCCATATGGAATTTCTTCTGGTCTGCTTCACTACGAGTAATTTCAGTAAACATTTGAATTATGCGCTCTACATGCTCTTTCATTTTTAGCATATTAGGAGTAATTAATTCTGATATTCCACCTGATTCTGCTTCTAATTGATCTTTCTTTAATCTGATTACATCTAGCAATAAATCTTTTGATGTTAAACCTGTACGAGTTTGAAGTGAGACCCATTCATTTTTACCATCTTCATTATCTAGTCGGATAGAAAGTGATGGAGAAGATGGTTTTCTTGACTCTTCATTTTCGTTCATAATCAATCCTCCTTTGACATGGTTAAGATAATGTATACATTTTAGATAGTAATAATGCTAAGTATACACATGTATACGTGCTGACATGATGTATACATTGATATTTGTATTGATTATATCAGGAGAAATTAGATTAAACAAGTGAGTACAAAAAGTTGTTGTAAAGTATGGGGTAATACTATATAATCTAGATAAATGTAAATACCCCATACTATATAGTGGGGTAAAATATGAAGGAGGTAATTATAGTGGCCTTTCAGATCATTCCAATCGATACTGGTAGACATGGTGTTAAATTATTAAATGGTGAATCTTTTAAAAGTGTAGTAGGTGATTGGCATCATAGAGAAATGTCTGACAATGAAGAGTATGAAGTAATTATCAATGATAAAGAAAAGTATTTTGTAGGTCAATTAGCCCTTGATGAAAGTTACGCCCCTACGGAAATGACGACAAAATCTAAAATACACCTGCAAACAAAAATCCTCTTTCTCACTGGGGTTGCAATCTCATTAGAAGAAAATGACAGTGAATTGTACGTTTGTACAGGAGTTCCTATTGACCAGTTTAATGTTGCTACTAAAACAGCTTTAGAAAATTTATTATTTGGAAAATATGATATTCAAATTAATGGTAAACATAAAAAGTTCTGCATTGATAATTTAAATATCGCACCTGAATCTGTAGCTAGTTTTCAGTACGCTTTATCAAAGGATGAAAGTTTAGCAATTGGAAAAAAACGAATTATTGATATTGGTTCGCTTACTGTGAATGCGGCGAGCTTCAAGGGGGAAAAATTTATCACAAGGGACTCTTCTACGATCCATTTCGGGACTGTCAAATTAAAAGACAATCAGATTGATAATGAACAATATGTCAGTAAGATTGTAGCTGAAATTAGTCAGATTTTTACCGACTACGACCCTTCTGATAGAGTTCTATTAACTGGTGGGGGAGCATTGCAATTTGGTGATTTATTTAAAAAACATTATCCCAATTGTTCTATTTTAGATAATTGTGTTCACGCTAACGTTGAGGGTTACTATCGCATGAGCATAAAGAGGTGGTCAAAATTAAAAGCATCGGCGAACTCACAGGCAGAGTAAAAAGAAAAGGTGTTTATTTTAATCTAGATGATGAAGATGAATTATTGCTTTATAAGAAGGCAAATGAGATTAAGAATTTTAGCAAATGGGTTAAAAAGCAATTGATTAATGATGGGGTCGTTAAGGAAGTAAAAGAAGGGATAAAAGAGTCTGTAGTAGAACATATTAAGATTGAAAGAAAGAGGATAGAAAAGGATGAACTTGAAGATATAATGCTTTGAGATGCAACTGTAATGGTTGTGTCTTCTTTTTTTGCTTAAGGGGTATGTAGGAATAATTGGGGTATTGTATGGGGTATTGGGATAGTATAGAGGAAAGTTTGGGGTATTATACATATTCATTAGATTACACCTAAAATATTACAAATTATCATCCCTCTAAACTCTTAAAAATAATGTTTTGTGTGATTGTGTGGGTATGATTAGTTAAGTTTGTTTTAGTCCAAAGATTTGGTATAAATTACTACACATAATGGACAATTTCAAGCAGTAAGATTAAACATATCAACATCACACAAAGGAGGTCACAAGGCATTGCTAACTGATAAACTCAATAAATCAGAGATTAAAGTTCTTCAAGTTCTTCAGGAAT